GCGTAAAACTCTTCTCCCATTAGTTCTTAAGCGGTATGTTTACAATATCATAATTAAAGTTTTCTTCGTTATAAACTTTGATTCTTTCGATTAAGTGATTGAGTGTATAATTTTTTCTTGACTTGTAACTAATATCATCGGCAATGTCATATAGAGTTGCCTTTGTTTTATTATCCCCTTTTCTTAGGACTCTTCCGATTGATTGGAGGTTTCTGATTCTTGATTTACTAGGGGAAGCAAAGATAACATTATGTAGATTTCTGATGTTAATACCAGTAGAAAAAGTCCCGTAAGAAGCAACGATGATAGCATTGTTTTCTTTTTCAGTGATTTCTCTAACTTTTTCTCGATCTTCAGTATCTACACCACCATGAACAAAAAATACATGGCGATCTTCAGCGATACTCTTATTTATGAGTTCGTATAATGGTTGTCCATGACCTTCGACTCTAGAAAAAAGAATCAAAGTATTGCCTTTAAGATCAAGAGCAAGATTTTTGATAAATTTATTTCTACGTTCGTGATTAATAATATACTGAACTTCTTCCTCAAAGTTTTCAAACTTATGAGGTGAGTGTTTCAATAGAAGGATATTAATATCTAATTTGGCAACATGACCCTTCTGCATCAGTTCATCAGTGCGAATGATTTTATAAGAAGGACCAAATAAACCTTCTAGAACCCACTTATGGGTCTGTGTGCCGTCAAGTGTTCCTGTAAAACCGTAACGATATTTTGCATCAGAAAGTTTTGTCATTATAGATACTAATGACTTTGACTTAAACTGGTGTGCTTCATCTCCAACGACCACATTAAATCTTGAGAAATATTGTCGGGGAAGTTTGTAGATGGACTGCCAGGTCGTAATGATCACCTGAGAGTCCGTTTCTCTTTCTTTTCCAGCATATATCTTGTGGCAAAATGAACCCACGTCCCACCCATAATCCGCAAAGTCTTTATACATCTGCTCTACAAGGGATGTCGTTGGAACGACTATCAACGTATTTTGCCCTTTCTCAACGTAATATCTCACAATCGCATATATCATCAGAGACTTTCCAGAAGCAGTTGGAGATATCAACAACTTTCTATTATGTCGTAAAGCGTCGTATACTCCCTCAACTTGGTACTCACGGGGAGCGTACTTGCTAACTGATGTAATGTAATCTTTCACACCTTCTTTTGAAATCATCTCATTGACTTCAAATGGAAGACCATAAAATTTATTGTTTACAAATTCATAAGTGTATTCATGATTTTCACAGAAACGAGTGAGTTTATCTAATAGTCCAACATAGATCTCACCAGTTTGTGGATTAAATAAACGAATTTTTCCGTCCCAGTGTCTGTTACGAAACTGGGGCATAAACTTAGCGCCTGGCACATCAAAGGTAAATTGATCCTGAAGTTCGTAATAAACGTGTGGTTCTGCCTTTACCTGAAGATAAACCTCATTCTTTTTAGATATAACCAAGTGTGACATAAGTTCATATCAATACAAAAATATTTATTGACATAAAAAAGGGGGGTCAATTGAACCCCGCCTGGAACCGATGCCACTCAATAGCATTTTTGATTTGAAATGTTCTGTTAGAAATAGTTTTAATCACTTCCTCAAGAAACTTTAACATAATATCGTAATATCTTATCTTGAGTTCTATCTTACTTAACTTCTCATCACCATCCATATGCCTCTGTAGTGCCTCTTTGTCCCGAACTTTATATGGGAAAGGTTCTTCCTCGTAGACCTCTATAGGTGCCTTTCCGGTGTAGTAATTGTAGCGTTCTAGTTTGACACGATTATAAGTTTCTCTTGCCTTTTCACGTAACAAAGTAATTGTATTATAGATTGTATAATACTTAGAATGAAGTTGAGGAATTTTTAAAGATTCATCATGTAAATTATCAGGATCAATGACAGAATCTCTCTGCCACATCTCCTGGATTTCATCAAGATTCATAAGCGATTGCCAATTGTATCTGAAATAGTATATACAGTATACTTGAAAGTTGCCTCTGCTGTAAAGTATTGAACATCAGATACTGACGAATCAAATTCCAAAGATGATAGTGAATATGGAAACAAATTTTGAAATTTTACATTTGCAGTTACATTATAATTTGAATTCAAAATACTTAAACTTCCATCACTATATTGTTCTTCTGGATCCCTAATTCCATCCCTATTTGTTGTCAAATCTTTAAATTGTCTAGTTGTTTCTGGAAATCCAAGACCTGTTAACCAATTATGAATTAGCATATAATTTTCAAGATTTTCATCCACAAGGAATCTTAAACTAAAATCTCCATAAGTTAATTTTTCTCCAGGAAGATCCAAATTTTTTAGATATGAAGTCTGTATTGCAGTTCCTAGTACAATTTCTGGTATTCTTGCAGAGTTGCAAAAAAATGAAACTTTGGGATGTTTAGTTAAAGTAAATTTAAATCCTACTGGAGAAAGAAAATTCCTATTTTGGATTTGATTGTTAAATGCCGATGTCATTAGATCACTTTAATTGTTGTACTGTTTGTAGACTAAAAGTAACTGGGGTTGGTTTTTTACCACCTGGTTTTACAGATCTCGCAGCATTTAGTGCATTTTGAGTTCTATTATCAAGAGGAATTGCTTGTCTTGCATTTACTGGTCTATTTACTTGCTCGCAAAACTGTTTGAAAGTTTTCATTTTTATTTTTATTTAGATAAAAAAAGAGACCCTTTCGGGTCTCTTGAGTGGAATTGTGATCCCGTGATCACATGAGGTTTGCAACCTTGACTCTTCTGTAGTAAACGTTTGAGTTTCTCTCCAGAACACCAGGATTGGTGAGGGTAGCACCTTTTGCGAATGGGTTGGCAACAATTCCGTAACGGGTCTTGAAGCCAATTTTTGGCTGGAAGGTGTTCTCGCCAACGGCACGTACCATCTGTAGAGGTACATATGGGCAGTAGAAGATACCAGCGTCATAAGGTGATGAACCCTTATAACCAACAACGTAGTACTGGTTTGCTGAGTTGTTAGCAGCGTATGGGTCAATGTATACGCGGAACTTACCAGCAAGAACACCAGCGAAGGTGTTACCAGTGTCATCAACGTTGAGGTTAGCGTTGAGGGCAGGGGTGTAATCCAGAACACCAGCCATCGTCAGAGCGGAGGCAACGTCTGCGGAGCAGAGGATCATGTTGCCCTTCCCTCTACGAGTTCTCTGAGCGATTTGGTTAGCATCGCGCTCGATCTGGAAGATCAGACCCTTGAACTTCTCAACGGACCAACGACCATTGGAGTCAACGTCAAGGTCAAAAGTACCAGCAGTTGCAGTGTTAACGGTAGCACCGGTTTCTGCAACGTTGTAGATGGTACGAATAACTTCGCGGTTGATTTCAGCAAGAATCTCGCTCGAAAGAATGTTTGCGAGTTCTGCTTCTGCATTCAGACCATGAATTGCCTTCAGGTCTTGTGCAAGCTCGAGTGAGTACTCAGCTTTCAGAGCACGTGACTTAGCGGTAACGGTGACTTTCTCGATTGAGAATGCCATCTCGTTGAATGCACCGCCAGTTTGAGTGCCGAGATCTTCTGCGTCATCGGTACGCATACCCTGACCTACGTTGTAAGTAGTGCCAGTTGCGCTTGCGATTGGGTTCAGCAGACCTGGGTTGGTTCCTTGCTGAGCAGTGGTACCAAGACCAACAGACGAATCGGTGAATCCATCGGTAAGTCCCAGAGCAGCATTCTGACCAGAGAATGCGGTATTTGCTTCATCATAGAACGCTTCAGCACCAGACTGATTGGTGTAGCGTGAACGCATTGCGAAGATGAGTCCAGTAGGACCATTCATTGGTTGAACGCCAGCCAGGTCATAAGCAACCAGGTTAGGCATTGCACGTCTGATCAGGGAGATCAGAACAGGATCGAAACCGGCAACAGGTGAAGAAGCACCAGCAGAGAAACCTGCTGCACTACCAGTTGTTCCGGTATTTACGGTTGGAGCTTCATAGAGGAACTCACGCTCTTCGCGGAGTGCTCTTTCTTGGTTCTCCAGGAGAACGGCAGTTACCATTCTACGATGTGAATCTTTGATTGGATCAAGACCTTCGTAGTCAAGGAGTGGTGCCCACTTCTCCTGCAGGTGTTCTTGGTTGAACGCTTGCATTTGATTTTACCTCTTTTGAAAATTTAGTTTGAACTATGATCTAAAAATCACTTTTTAGAAACTCTATTCAGAGTCTGAAGATATGCTTCCATCAGACCAGTTGGTGCTGATGTTTGCTCGATTGTTTCTTCAGAAATGTTCTCTGAATGATCTCTTTGAGTACCAGTTTTTGACGAGAAATATGATTCTCTCAAAGTTACTAGCTTCTCACGATAGTCTGCCTCACTTTCAAACTCAACATTTTCGGCAAGAGAAGCGAGTTTGTCCTTCTGAGAAAGTGCAAGACCCTCAGCGACTTCTGCAAAGATTACATCAGCAACTGACTCGGCTAATCTCCTATTCAGAGCAACATTCTTTTGAATTTGCTCGTTGAGTTTTTCTTCCATTTCATCAAGTTTATCTACCATGCTCTCTAAAACATCATATCTATCTTCAGGGATTGTTACATAATGATCTTCAAAAAGACCCTTCATTCCTTGGAGGAATGATTCGGTCATTTCGGTCTTAAGACCGTGCTCAACTGCGAGTGCATTTTCTGAAATCCACTCATCAGCAACATACTCAAGGTATGCATCAACTCTATCAGTCAATTCTGATCTAATTGATTGTACTTGCTCGGTAAGAGCTTCCTCGTATGAAGCTTGAAGTTGCTCTTTAATTTCTGCAACTCTTGTCTTGATAGCAGCTTCGAAAATGGTACGTGCTTTCTCTTGAAACTCTTCAGAAAGCTCTTCACCTTCGAGGAGAGCGTTGACATCTTCTTCGATATCAAACTCTTCTTCCTCTTCTTCAGCAACTTCTTCTTCAGCAGATACAACTTCTTCGGCAGCTTCGTCTTCTACGAGCTCCTCTTCATCTTCTGCCTCTTCTTTAACAGCACCGGTAGGAAGTTTTTCCATACCATCTGCTGCTTTTGCACCCTTGTTTACAACATTCTTGACTTGAGCAAGAGTTTTGCCTGGGGTGTCAAGTTTTGCCGAATCATCGGTTGACTTGTAATTTTCTGGAGTAGGACCACCGAGATCTTCCCAAGAACCAGTTTGACCATCAGGAATACCTGTAGTCAACTTCTTCATAGGATCTGCTGCGGCTGCTCCTTTGGTTACTACGTTTTCCATTTCTTGTAAATTGCTACCAACGGACATTTGTTTTAGATTGTGCATATAATCTATATTTATTTATAATTTATAGATTTGAAATGAATTCGTTGAAGAGATTTAATTTATGCTCTTCAAGTCTTCTTTGATCAACTAGTGTATTAATTCTACGCTTTGTTGACTCAGCGAGTTTTTCACGAAGAATTCCTCCTTCCCAAACCCACTCTTTACCTTCCATAATTCCTTGAACAAAAGCGTCAGGGGCAGAAGGATCGGCAACGATATCTGCTGCAGTGGCGAGCATAAAATCTTCACCGACAATTTTATGACCTTCGTTGGTCATTTTGAGTGAACCAACACCACGAGAAGAAACGCCAAGCATTACGCCTTCTTTAATTAGAGACTCTGCAATTTTACCCATTGGTGTGGATAAAATTTGTGCCTTACCTCTAAAATTATTTCCTTCTTGGGTGAGAGAAACGATTTTATGAGAAACACGATCGAGGTTTACTGTTGGTCCATCTGGATGTCCAAGTTCGCCAAGAGCACGACCCTTTTGAATAAAACTCTCATCGTATCTCTTTACCTCACGAGAAAGAGTTTCCATAGGATACATTCTACCATTTCGGTTTGTAATGTTTCCCTGAAGGAATACTCCTTCAATATAACATTTTTTGCAGGATCCTTTACCTTCTACGATAAATTCTACTTTTTGAATTTCTTCTGTGATGAGTTTCATTTTAGTTTGTAAATGCTACTTTATTTGCTTTGATTGCTGTTCCACTAGTCCAAATAACATCACTTGCCGATTTTGCCAGAAATTCAACCGATCCACCTGGCATCTCAAAATAATTAGTCGATGCTGCACCAACAGCACTACTAACTCCAACTGTTACAATACCTGCCGTATTGTTATATAAACGAACACAGGTAGCATCACTAATACTAGTAGCTGCTCCGGCACTTGTCCCAGTTGTTACTTGTGTTGCAACGATTTTTGTGATCATTATTCTCCTTCAGATTCTTCTGATTCATTTTGATCAAACATTGTTGATGCCACAACAGGACGAAGGGAATCAACTCTTTCACCTGCTTTTGCAAACAGAACTTCTTTGATTTTTGCAGAAATATCTGCAGGAGAAGCATCAGTTGCAACCAAATCGATAATATCTTCCATAAAAATTTAATATAGTTGTATACTTTATTTATATCTCAGCCTTTTTGCTATCTTTTTGTATTTGGGCATTCGTAACTGTTCCTTGACTTTCTAGATCTGGTTCTTGAGGAACTTCTCCCATTAATCCAGGATCACCACCTTGTGGTAAAGGTTCTCCGGTGATTGGATCAATTGAATTTGGATCGGGAATAATACCATCTTTTATTTCCTTCTGAATTTGATCATCAATCTCAATAATTTCTGAATCTGTTTGGCGAAGTACTTTTCTGCGGACATAATCTACAGAATAATATTTACCAATGTAAGGTTCGATAGTTGCTAAAAGTCCAAGTCTATCGTTCATCAATTCAGATTCTTTTAATTCTGCAAATTGATTATCATATAAAAAGTCATATTGAATATGATCACTGATAGTTTCCCAATCTTCTGGTGTTACAATATTCTTAAGAATTAATTGTGTACGGAGCATATCATTAAAAAGATTTGCAAAACGCTTTCTTAAACGTCCAACAAATTTTGCAAACTTAAGTTCATCTCTCAGAATTTCTGAAGATCTTCCAAGATTAAAACCACCATCATTTGCAATTCTGGATTCTGGAACTCCAAGTGCTCTATAAAGTTTCTTTTGGAAATACTCAATATCAGCAAGTTCACCAAGATTTTGACCACCAGGAAGAGTGGTAATTTCTGTTCCTCTACCACCTTCTCTTCTTGGAAGCCAGAAATCTTCAAGCATACTCATAAACTTGCGATCGTCACGAACTTCACCTGTGTTTGCATCATATACAAGTTTGTTACGATAACGGCTCATAACCTCACGGAGGTATTGTTCTGCCTTTACCTTTGGGAGATTGCCAACATCAATATAGAAAATTCTACGTTCTGGGGCACGAGATAATCTGTAGATAACAAGACTATCTTCAATCATTCTCAATTGATTGAGTGCTTTAATTGCTTTATGGAGATATGAAAGAACAGTTCCTTTATTTCTATCAACTAATCCAGAACTGCAATATGTGATAGAATCTTTTGCAATCTTAATTGAATTTTTAGAGCTAGAACCACCTGCTATCATTCCAACCGGATAACTTGGTGTAGGTGTATATAAGAAATATTCTTCTATTTCTGGTTGATAAATTGATTTTGGATCTCTTGCAAAGTCAAAAGAACTGCCGATAGGCATCTTAGTCTTTTTCTTTTCTTGACGTACATATTTAATTTTCATTGGATCAATATATCTTAATTCTTTGATCCCTTCTTCTGGTTTATTTACATCTATAACTTTTAGATAATATAGACGACCATCAACATACCAATTTCTAAACATTTCATGGCATTTTTTATCAAAATCTAAAATTTCTTTAATATACTTGAATTCATCTCTGATTTTATTTTTTAATTTATCACTAGCGTTTAAATTTGATAATTCAATTTCAACTGGAGAATCATAAAGATCGCTCACAATTGCTTCATTAACTACATCTTCAATGGCATTATCACACTCTGGGTGAAGTGCCATTTCACGATATCTCTTAATTAAATCAAATTCAGTTCTGTAAACTCCTTCAATATCAACATAAGAACCATAAAATCCACTTGCAATATAATTATCAACCCCGTCCTCATTGGTTTGAGGAACGGGGGATAATATCGATTTGGATTTATCTTCGTTATCTTCAATAGAGAAACCAAAAAGTTTTGCCATCTTATAAATTAGAACCGTTTATTCTACTATTTATTAGTTGATATCCTTGCCTCCTGCGGCAGCACCATCTCCAACTACTGCTTCCCACCACTGGACTTGGAATTCAACATTAAATTCTTGAATTGTATCAGTGGTGTCGTAAGAAACATCAATTTGCGAAACATTCGTTGGGAAGATATCATAGAACTTGTATCTTCTTAAAATTGATCCGTCACGATCAAGTTGAGAAACTTCCGCTGGAGCAACGTAAGAAGTTGGATCTGTTAATCCTTCTGCAGTTCTGACATTATTAATTTCATTCATCCAATTTTCAAATGCACTTCTTAACTCAAAGTTGGTGTCGTTGATGATTGTAACTGTCCACGTATCAAATGTTCTGTCTCCAGCAACTTTAAGAGTTCTACCTCTAAAGTTTACATCTATAGGAGTGACGTTTGATGCTGGTAGAGCGGCAGATTTAACTAAGAAGTTAGTAATATCATTATTAGCGCCGCTAGGTCCACCTATTGATGATGGAAATGCAATGTTAACCTCAAAGAGGTTACTTCTAGCACCACCACCTTTTAGTCTAGCTTTAAAATCTGAGATTGTTCTTAATGCCATCGTTAGATACCTCTAAAAATTAAACGGTTCCAATAATTTCTTCAAATGAAACACCAGATCTGGTGGCCACAAATGTTAGACCAATAAAGTTAATTGATCTTGCTGGCTTGATAAAGATATCAGCAACAAATTCATTGTTATCAATAATAGCAGCAGTGTTATTTGTTTCATCACAAATAAGTCTGTAATCTTGAATTCCTCTCTTTGCTTGAACATCACGGAGGAATGGATCAACGATATTTACAAAGTTTGCTCTTGTTGTTGCATCATTGAACTCAAACAACTGATCTTTTGCTGCAGCAGCAATTGCATTTTCAAGGTAGATAAACAATCTGCGAACATTGATACGATCAAATGCCGACGCTTTTGCGAGAGCAGTTTTGTCCCCAAAAAGAACAATACCAGCTCCTGGTGAGAAGATCACCGAATTTACTCTATTGGAATAAAGTTTGTCTCTTTGAATTTTGCTTGGATTGTATGCTAATTTTACTGCATTTAAAATTGCACCTCTTGTAGTTCCTGCAGGAGAGAACCATGGGAAATTATTAGCATCATTTCTTGCACAAAGACCTGCAATATCACCATTTAATGGAATGTATCTAAAAGTATCCGCAAATTTATCATACATATACTTATATCCACTATCGAATACAGCATATGATGACGATGAAACAGGTGCATAGAAGCTAATTACATTATCCGTAATTGTTGCTGCAGAATTAACCGTTACTGTCCCAACAGATGTATCATTTAAAAATGCTTGTCTATATGGAGTAATAAATGCAATAGCATCTTTTCTAACTTCTGCAACTGCAATCAATTTATTAGCAATTGCCTGACAAGTTTCCTTTGGATAATTTGCTGCCCCTTGAAGTAGATAATCTACGTCATATTGTTCAGTATTTTCAAACAATTCATAACCAGTGACAATATTGGCAAGGGTTGTGGTTAGTGCTCCAGATGTTGTCAAATCTGTTCCACCACCATAATCTCTTCCATTTGTCAATGTTAGGACATTGTTTCCAGTGCAACCAAAATTAATATTTGCTGTTGGTTGATCCCATCCAGTCCCAGTTAACAAAGTAAATCCAGAGGAGAATCCAGTTGTGGATAAACCTGAAGGGGCTCCACCACCAAAAATATATCTGGAATTTGTGGAAAGATATTTTCTCCAATAAGAAGAACTTCCTACAGAAAACTCGGCGTCCTTACCTTTTGAAAGTCCAATATGCTTTTCGAGAATAGTTCCAGAATTGCCAGTGATTGCTCCCTTGTCATCAATAACAACTACATGCACTTCATCAAATCTTGCATTTCTTGAAGCGGCAAATTCTGATGTTGCTGGTCTATTTGCTAATGAAGTCCATGATATAGTAGAACCATTTGATAATGTAATTGTTTGTGAATCAAACCAATCAGATGCGGAACTAGCAGTACGAATTGTTGTTACGCCTGTTGTTGATATTGAAACGTTTCCGGATCCCGCGAAAGTATAAACTCCATTTGGTTGGTAATCGACTTTTGTTTCGGTTCCTGTAGCACTTACATGACTTAAAACTTTTACTGCAATTTGAGTTGTGGACAATCCAGCAACTGCGGTACCAACACCGGTTATAATTCCTTTTAGGTAACCATCTAAAACTGTAGTAGTTCCAGATCCTGCAATGATTGCTGATATTGCTTGAGTTATTCCAGCTCCGACTACCACATCGGAAGTAGTACCAACACCAATAATTTGGTCGGCAAATCCATCAATTAATGCAACCTTAACACCATTTGCCCAAGATCCTGGGTTTTGTGCAGCAATAGTGATATTTGTAATTACATTATCTTCATACCCTAAATTATAATACTCTTCTAAATTGCGAATTTTAATACTTGTTGTTCCAACTCCAACAAAAGCATTTGATAAGTTTGCACCATCTGCTCTAACAACTTGCAATGATCCACCATAAGCAAGGTATGATGAAGCAACTAACCATTCCTCATAATGCTTGTCTGTGCTATATGGTTCTCCAAAGTTCTGTAGCAAGTTTGCTTCATTTTCTACCAGAATTGGAGTGTTTACTGGTCCTTTTGCAAATGGTGCAACGATTGCACCCACTCCATCTGCTGTTGGGTCAATTCTACCAACAGTTAAGTCAACTTCTCTTACTACAAGTCCAGGAGATGCTAAATTTAGCGGCATCTTTGTTCTCCTACAAGTCCAGAATTAATCTAGAAGTATTTATTAAAAAGGTTACTTTCAATGGGGAAACAATGCGTGAACCCTCACCAATCGGGGTATTCCCATTTTAATTCCTTTCTAATTTTATTTTTTAATTTTTTGACTCTTTGAATCGTGCATTCTTTACATTCATATGAATATGAGGATGGAAAAGATCCTCTATCTTTTCGTGTCAAATAATAATCCTCTATCAAATTTTTTATCTTCCCACATACTCTACACTTTCTTTCAAAAAATAATAAATGTTCTAATTCTAATTCTTTATCTAAGTCCACTATCTATATTCCCACATATAAGACCTATCACCATATTCATCCGTATACCACCTATCTCCAGAATCATCTACGAAAGTTTCCATGTCATCCAATCCATCTGAAATAAATCCAAAAGGTGCCATATCTTGTTCGATTTGATTCTTCTGCTCTTCATAAATTCTTTTGCGAACGTCATTGTCCGTCATTTCTTTGAAATAGTCCTGAGCAACTAACCAAGAGAAAATGACAAGGCACATTGCTAAATCATCATTACATCCTTCTTCTGCTTCAAAGGAATTGTGTTTTTGTGCAAAAGTAGTAAGTTCAGAAATAATATCATAGTCGGTTGTTAATAGTTTATCATCTTCTAATAATGTTTTTAAATTAGAACATCCTAATTTTTTAACCGCTGCAGTCATCCTGACGCCGAGTTGTGATTTTTTGCCACTAAAACCAGTTCCAACTATTTGTCCAGCACGACCTCTCATAGAACACATGAGAACATTGTCATATTCAAGATCAAAGTGTAAGATGTTTGCTACTTGATCTCCGATATCATTAACTTCAACTAATAACCAAGCACCATTATATGCTTTCGCTACTTCATGAATAACACTCGGAAACAACATTGGTTTAATTTCATTATTTCGATATTTTGCAACTACTCTATATGGAAAATTAGTTATATCAAAAACAATAAATGCTGAATAATCATTTCCAATACCACGAGCAACGTCTACAGTGATTAGATAATTATTTTCTTCCTTTGGTTCTTGATAAATGTGCAACCCGGCATTCTTTTTGATTGGTTCTTCATAAACTAAATTTTTAAGTTTTGATGGATTGATGAGTGTATTGACAGACCCTAGGAATTCACATTCAAACTCAACTTTAAATTGCTGTTCTGAAGTATTAGCAATCGTTTGTTCTTTCCATACCTGATCTCTTCCAGGAACTTCTGACCAATGAACATCAGTTGGTACATATTCATTCCTACCACGTTCGGCGTCATGCCACATGCGGTAGAAGTGGTTCATACCGCGTGGCGTAGATACGATGATTACCTTCGTGCTTTGTCCAGAAGAAATAGTAGGATAAACAGAGGCAAAGAAGTCATCAGCAATGTGATTCGGGATGAAAGCGAACTCGTCAAGAAAGATGACATTATAGGATCCGCCTCGGACAGCAGATGAAGAAGTAG